CGTAATGGTAATGTTGCGTACAATTATCTGCTACAAACTATCGAAAACAGACTATACGGTGGGGACAAGGCTACTCTGGCTATTGAGTATGCCAAAATAATCAAGACGGAAGTATCCGAGAAGTATACTCTGCCAAAAATTAGTGAGATTAGAGAAAATATTAAAGCGGAGGTTGACAAGAACCCGATGCTAAAGTATATTCTTGGTAGTCACCAAGTTAGCGGGAACCTGCGAGAACTCAAAACTAACAAGAACCCGATCAATCAACTTGATGAGCGAAATAGTTATTACAATAATAATGGTAAAGATTGGTTTAGTCAAATGAGTCAAGACAATGTTGATTTGTTTAAGATTCAGTTGAGTAGTTTAATTAGGTAATTTCACAGGTAATAGGAGAATTAAAATGGCTGTTCCTTTTATGTTTGTCGATGGTAATTTGACGCTGGTTCTTAATAACCAGAGTTATCAGGTGTTGCCGGATCATATTAACTACAAGATGATCCTTGAGGCTCTGCCCACAGCAACCGCAGAAGAACTCTTGGATATTGTTGATGTAGAAAAGGCTGTTGCTAATTTTAGTGATGGTTTGGTCGAGATCAAGAATGGACAAGTTACTTATGAGGGTGAAGTTGTTCACGGCAGTATCAGTAAGCGTATCCTTGAGTTTATGAGCAAGGGTCTGCCCTTTGAACCGCTTGTGACCTTTCTAAATAATCTTATGGAGAATCCAAGTATGCAGAGTCAAAAGGAACTCTATGATTTCTTGGAGCATGAACATCTGCCTATTACGGAGGACGGTCACTTCCTCGCCTATAAGGCTGTTCGTTCAGATTATAAGGATAAGTACCGTGGGGTATTTGATAACAGTGTTGGTCAGGTAGTTAGTATGCAACGAGCAAAGGTGGACGATAATCGTAGTCGTGGATGCTCTGATGGTCTCCATGCTGGTGCATTAAATTATGTTGCTAGTTATGGTAGTGTGGAAAGCGGTGATCGTATCGTGATTGTTAAAATCAATCCCAAGGATGTGGTAAGCGTTCCAAGCGACTGTAATTGTGAAAAACTTCGTACCTGTCGATATGAAGTGGTTGGGGAATACGAAGGCGAACTACTCAAGCCTCTTTATTCAGCCGATTTTACTCAGGACGAGTATGAGGATGATGAGGATGATTATCTTAATGACTATGATGAAAGTTATTGGGGTCAGTTCGACGAAGAAGATGAAGAAGATTACGAGGACGAGGATTACGATAATCAGTATTGATTAATAGTCAAGGTGGCGTGTGGATCTTATTAGCAGTATCTAATAGTTTGTGTTGCTAATAACGAGGGTTCGATTCTCTCGGCCATCTTTTAGATATTGCTCTTGATAGCGATGTTCACTATCCCAATATCGAAAATGTAGTTAGTAGTTTGGAAAAGGGAAAACAGATGTTTAGCGATACTTTGGCTTTTAATCCGTTCGATAAGACTCATAGTGCTATTGGAACAGATACTCAGATAGCATTGAGAAATAAGTTTTTGGCTTCTTTTGGTGGTCAGCATATTTTCTGTTATAACGGTGATCCTCGCAAGAAGATCAGTAGTATGAATCATACGGATCATCTTACTACTGTTGCTATTGCAAATGATAGTCAGGGTGCCGATGCTTATTTTTATGTTAATGGTGGTCGCAAGCAATATGCTATTAGCAGGATTCGTGCTTGTTTTGTTGATATGGATGCTGGACGAGACGATAAGGGGTCTTATTTCAAGCCTAGTATTGTTATGCGAAAGAAGAAGGAATTCTTGAATAAGATTAATAACTTTCCTGTCAAGCCAAGTTGGGTTGTTGATACTCGCAATGGTTATCAGTGCTATTGGATTCTAAACCCAAACGCTAATAGTCCTAACAAGACTTATTGGAGTGGTATTCAAAAGAAACTGGTAAACCACTTTGAGGGTGATGCCCGAGCCATCAAAATTAATCAGATTTATCGAATCCCATATACTTGGTGGAGAAAAGCCTGGGAGGGAAAGCAGCCTTATTTTACTAGTATTTTGTCGGGATCAAATGGTAACCCGGTAAATATTGAACATCTTAAACAAGCTCTTGATGGTGTTTCTGCTCTTGTTAATCTTGTAGCCAATAAGACTAGTGACGAATGGTTTAAGGAATATTCCAAGGCTTATAAGAAGTCCGATATTACCGGTGTTCCTGTATCAGTAAATGTTGCAACAGATATTCTGAATCAGATGAGGGCTTATGGCGATCCAATGCTTGTTCAGTCTGTTTATGGTGACAGATTTGTAGGCGATGAGGACGGGTCTAAGGATGCACACGATGCTCTGCCAGAAGAGGATATAAACCTTGATGGATCACAGATCAAACTTTTAAAAACAGTTGTCGAGTACCTAAACCAAGCATCCACAGCACTATACTTTAGTAACAATCGTTTTTTGGCTAGTTCTGCCAAAGATCTTGCTGCTCAAATTAGTGATAAATTTTGTATTGGATAATATATGCACGAACCATATGATGATTATGAAGACTATTATGAAGATGACTACGATGATAGTCATGACTATGATCAGGGTCAGCAAGAATCAGACTGGAATAAATTTTATTTTAAGTTTGATGTTAGTAGTGGCCCTATATCAGAGTGGGTTCAGAAAATGATAGACAATCTAATTAACAATCCACCGGGCCACTCAAATGATTGGTATAAAATTAATAATACTACAGACTTTCCGTTTGTTTCGTTACCTGTGACTGATTGGGTCTCCAATACAGTGGGTGGAGGAAACTCCCTCCTGTATTTGGGGAACAATCAGTACAACGAACCAATATATAAAGCAAAGCATTTCGTGGAAGATAAACTGCTAAATATTTATACTAAACATATACAGCAATATGCAGCATATTTTGTCAAGCAACCAAACTATTACAAGGGACTGTATGACATACTCAACTAATGTGAAGTTTAAACTATTTTTCTCGTCTGGGGATATGATAACTGTACTATCTAGACAAGAAGCAATAAAAGAAATAGAAGTTAGAATTAACGAACTACAAGATTGTGTTATGCAAGTTATCGAGTATAATGGTTCTGAGACCATAGTATATAAGCCAATATATTCTGCCGCTTTGAACTGGACGGAGTATACTAATGAAGGAGGCACGTACTCATTATGAGTCAAAAATTTATTATCGACAATATAGAAAAGTTTACAGATAGTGCTAGGTTAGTTGTTTTTAATAGTTTCGGTAAGGACATGATAGAAAATGCAGATGATTTTACTGAACTTCTAACAGGCGCTTCTGAGGAAGATATAAAAGAACTGAATTCTGTTTTAACACAAAAAGAATCTTTGGTTATTGTTGAGCAAAATGCTAAAAAGCAGGTAAACAAGAATACCAAAGAGGTAAGATATATTATTGATGAGAAAATATTTGCTGATATTCTTGAGGCTTTAAACTCTAGACTTGTCAGCAACCTGTTGGCAAACTTAAGTAAGCAAGGTCTGATAGAGTCTGCGTATGATGACGAACTTAATGACTTCGTATTTTGGACAAAAGATGAAAACAAAAAAGAGAAGCCTGAAACCGATTAGTCTAGACGCTCATTTTAAATATGAGTGTCCAAACACAGAATGTACCATACAGCACTGGCTATCTCTTAAAGAGACTCAAACAAAAAACTTCAAAGTTGTTTGTGATTGCGGAACTGTTTTTCAACCAAAAAGAATATCTAAGATAAAGATCCTTTATAGTAAACCTAAAACCAAAAAAGAAATCCCTGTCGATACGGAGATCGTTAACAAAAAGCCAGAGTCAGAGGATAGAGAAGTTGTTAAAATTCCGATTGACCTACTAGACAGGTCTGCTAAAATATTAAGTACGTATGGTTTTACCGATAAAGAGGCTAGAGAACTTCTGGTAGACGCATATGACAAAATAAAGACCGAAGATATTGGCAACTTAGTTAAATATACATTGGAAACATTTGGAGGAAAGCATGGCTAGTATTATTAGACCAACGAGATTTGATGATGTTGTTGGTCAGCAAGATGTTGTGGAGCGGCTCAGAGTCTCTGTGGTGGGTTGTAAAAACTCTGGTGGTGTGATGCCTCATGTTTTAATAGACGGCCCTCCGGGGCTAGGCAAGACCACTATAGCGAGTGCCATAGCAAACGAGATGGAAGTCAACCTATATACTCTCAACGCGGCAAACGTAAGAAGCGTAAAGAATATACTTCCGTACTTAATGGGTATGGCACCAAGATCTGTTCTTTTTATAGACGAGATTCATAGATTACCAAAACTAGTAGAAGAATTTCTATATCCAGTAATGGAAGACTTTGTTCTTAGTATAATGGTAGAAGATAAACCAGAACAAATAGATATTCCGGCATTTACTTTGGTTGGAGCCACAACAAGTGGTGGTAGTCTTAGTCAGCCCTTTTATGATCGTTTTCAGATTAAGGAACATCTTTCTTTTTATAGCCACGATGATCTTGCTAAACTAGCCGAATTGAACGCTAAAAAGCTAGGAATAGATTTAGACCAGGATACCGCACTAGAAATAGCGAAAAGAAGCAAGGGAACTCCTAGAATCCTTAATGGTAGACTTCAGTGGTACAAAAATTGTGTCGCATACTATAAAGATAAGAATATGGGAGTAGACGATATATTTAATAGTCAGGGGGTAGATGGGAACGGGCTAGATCTTTATGATAGAATGTATTTAGATATACTAGTCAAGCATAAAGGTAATCCCCTTGGACTTAAGAGTATTTCTTCTTTGACTGGTATTGCAATAGAGACTATAGAGAATAGTATAGAGCCATTTCTAGTTAGGATGGGGTTTGTAGTCAGAACTCAAAAGGGAAGAGTCATAGGATCGTATGGAAGATAAATCTACCAAAAAGCCATTTGTTGTTCATTGTGGTTTTAATAATGAGAGAGAAGTAAATCTTATTAAGAGATTTGCTAATGAATACGAGTGCGATTACTGGTGGGAAGGTATTAAGAATGAGGTCTTTAAATCAGCAGATAAGATCAAGTATGCAAATTTTGCTGTTATTTGGAATGGCTATCAGCATACAGCATTATCAGTATCTAAAATATGCGAACTCAGAGGTATACCAAAATGCTATTTAGAATGGGGTATGCTACCACAGTCAGACAATTTTTTTGTTGATCCTTTAGGATTCTGTGGAAGTTCTATTCTGTGTAAAGATTTATCTTGGATAACCAAGCAAGATATCGACTCTATGTATTCTAAAAGAGAAGAACTGCAAACAAAATATCCTTTAAGAGATGAGGGATATGTGCTGGTTCCTATGCAAATAGAAAACGACACCCAAGTGCTACATAATTCTCATTATAATAATATGGAAGAATTTGTTGCTCATGTTGAATATATGTACCCAAACAATAAGATTGTAGTCAAGGCACACCCAAACTCTAAAAGAAAAAGAAGTTTTAACAGAGCGGAGTATTCCGACTGTACAGACTTCTTAGAACTAGCCTCTAAGGCGTCTGTTGTAGTATCAATATCCTCTACTTGCTTATATGAGGCGGGTATCTTAGGTGTTCCAGTGGTAGCGCTGGGTGATCATCCGGTAAGAATAAATAAAAAGGATAAATTGGAACAAGTCTTGGCCGGGGCTTTAGCTCTCAATATTGACAGATCAAACGGTAGTCTTAAGAATATTTTGGATAGATTTGATAGAAAGCCTATTCTTTAGTTAAAAGAATCTATGTTGTATAGAATAATTTATTTTCCTATAGTATTCACCACTATATCAGTAAAAGTATTCTTAAGTTTTTTAGCTAGAGTTGGCAGTATTTCATTGTTGACTACAAGCAAATCTTTATACAGATGAAGGAAAGAGCAGGTATTATTTATTGCTTTTTCAATAGTTGTGGCAATAATTTTATCATGTTCGGGAACATTTCTAACAGGAGCATTGCTTTGCCAGCCGATAAGTCTTCCTGTGTCATGGATATTGTATTTTTCAAATGATCTTCCAGGACAAAACCATGTTCTTCCGCCTAAAGAAGTACACTCCATTTGGTGTCCTATCTCAAAGTCTTCAAAGAATCCAAGACGTTTTTTTTGTGTCATGTCTAAATAATGTTTAAATATATGATAAACATCGCAAGTATGATTATATGTTTGAAGGAACATATTTGATGAGTATCCGCTACCATGTGAATCAACTATAGTAGAATTTTTTGTGGTAGATATAATGTAGTTTATATATTCTTGACTGAATGGTTTAAGATAAGATCTGCGACAAACCTCTAGCATTGGAGAGTTCTTTTCTAACAGAATGTTATATATTTGACGAAGGTATAAACAATCTCTTTGTGAAAAAACTAAATTTTTATCTGTCGGTAGGGCTAATGCTGTTAAAACTAAAATAGGCAAATTAAATTGTGATTGATCTATCCAAATCAATCTCTGGGTTGGGGATTCATAGTTTAATGGGTCTTCAGTCCAAATTCCTTTATAAAGAGGAGTGTAGGTGTGTGCGTCGTGACAAACAAGACTGGTGCCGTCGAAATATAGTTTCACAAAAGTATTCTTATATTTTTTGTTTCTTAAAAGAAAATGGTCTTCAAAATTTTTATTTAAAGTATATAGATATACTTGGCCATGGATTTCTTCAATCCAGTCATGACCAGCTATATTTTGAAAAGAACCAGCACTATGAATAAACGAAGACTTTGGTGCAAAATATGGATTCGATAGTCTAGCCCTACGCATAAGAGCTGCTAAAAAATATTGATTATTGTCGCTCAAGTACCGCTCTTCTTGTGTAAATTCATTGCCACCAAAAAAAATACTATTGAAACCAAAACTTCTAGACATTTTGATATCAGAATGTAAATTATCCCCATAATGATTTTCAATATTAATTTTAGAGTTTTTTAGAGAAGACCATACTCTTCCAGAATGTTTACCACCATATGTAGATATAATTCTTATATCCTTATTGAAACCGTGATGGTCTAGCAGGTCTCGAATCTGCGAAGACGATAAATACATGTCTGAGATAATAATATCTCCATCTTTTACGCGATTCCAGTTTTCTAAAATAGGAAAAGAATACTCTTTTTCTGTTTGTATCTCTAGTGTGGAGTCATATTGTGGTAAGTGTGCATATATATCTTCGTATGTCTTGTGCTTAGAGAGTCTTTCAGCGTCTATTCTTTTTTGCGTAAAGGATAAATCTCCAATTTTTTTACCCACTATATCAAAAATAGATTTAGGACTATGAAAAGATCTAGCTATCAAAGTGTCGAAACAATCCCATGAATTCATAATTAATTCTTTCTATTAGGACTTATTAAATGACCACAAGAATCTCTAATAATGTCATTATCTTCTAGTTCTAAATAATATATCTCATAAGCTATCGTGTCTTCTAGTGCTACAAACTGATGAAATAGTCCGGGTTTGATTTCTGTCGATTGACCTGGAGATAGTATGGTTTCATCAACTAAGTCATAGTCTTTCTGCCAGACTAGAATCTTAAGATTTCCATTCTCAACAAAAAACCTATTATATTTGTGTAAATGATAGTGTTTTGAGCAGGTTCCTCCCTTTTTTATGTCTATTCTGTGTATAGATACATTATTATGTTTAAAAATACACTGAGTAGTTCCCCATACCTTGCCGGAAATCATGGATTCTCCTTCTTAAGCGTTCTTTTTGTGAGCGTATTACAATTATATTATACACGATAAAAGTATAGCGAAATGTTTAATTTTTTAAAACCAAAAGAAATCAGATATGCAAGTAGATCTCCTAGATGGAAAGATCTAAGAAGAGAACACTTAGCAAAATACCCTAAATGTTCCGCTTGTGGAAAAACAAAAGGGTTAGAGGTTCATCATATAAAACCAGTACATAAATACCCCGAACTAGAATTAGACCCATTAAATTTGATAACATTATGCGATAATCAGTGTCATTTAACATTTGGGCATTTTATGGATTATAAGAGCTGGAATAAAGATGTCGAACATGACTGTGCGGTGTACTATAGTAAGGTGAAAAATAAGCCATGATCACGGGGGTGGTATATGAAACTCCTTTTAGCTTTAGCCATATTTATGGTAGCTTCTATCTCATTTGGTGGCACAATAGATCCAAATACGCCAGACGAAAAGTATGTGGAATATGGGTCAAAATTCAAGTTTGTTTTAAAGGTTTGCGGAAAATATAAGGATGGAAAGCCGTTTTGTGCCTCTGCTGTGGCAATAAAACCAAGATGGGTAATGACAGCGGCCCATGTTGTACAGAACTGCGAGACTTGCTATGTTACTTCTGGGGACAAAAAAATATGTGTCGAGACAGTAACATATCATGAGAACTATCACGAAAATAATTTTGGTGAATATGATATTGCTTTAGGCAATACAGAAGAAGATCTTGGATTGGATTTTTATCCAGAATTTTATAGTGATGATGATGAGGTAGGAGAGGTGTGTTCCATATCAGGATTTGGTTTACATGGAACTTTTAATACAGGCGTAAAATACAGTGACGATAAAAGACGGGCTGGTTCTAACATAATAGAATCTATAGATAGAAAACTATTAGTCTGCACTCCTTCTCGTCATAATAGAACAGAACTAGAGTTTATTATAGGTAGTGGGGATAGTGGCGGTGGATTATTTATTGGAAATAAATTAGCTGGTATTAATTCTTGTGTTATGGCTATGGATGGAAAGCCAGACTCAACATATGGGGACGAGAGTGGACATACTAGAGTCAGCTTGTATATTGATTGGATAAACAAAACAATAAATGGAGAAAATGATGAAAAATAGACGTAATAAAAAAGATTGTGGTCTTCTTCCATATGATAGAGAGAACGTTTATGGCTTATCAACCTCTAGTGGTCAGTATTGTGGTTGGGAAATTACAAAATTTAATATAAAAGATCAATGGCAATATTCTAAAGGTGAAGGCGTTGTTGTTGCAGTAATAGATACTGGTTGCGATTTATATCACGACGATCTTAAAGACAACTTAATTCAAGGTAAGAATTTTTTAGAAGATAAAGATCCCATTGATGGTAATGGTCACGGTTCTCATGTTAGCGGTACAATCGCCGCCACAGACAATGGTTTAGGTATGGTGGGTGTTGCCCCTAAAACTAAAATAATGCCTCTCAAGGCATTGAATGATGATGGTCTGGGTGATACTAGGGCCATAGCCGAGGCGGTATCTTGGGCAGCAGATAATGGTGCGGATCTAATCACGATGTCTCTTGGTTCTCCTTCGTCAAGTCAGGCGATTAAGCAAGCAATAGATTATGCGTGTTCTAAAAATGTTGTAGTCTTTTCTGCTGCTGGTAACGCTGGCGAAAGATCCTCTATAATGTATCCTGGTAAATATTCTAATGTTGTTAGTATTGGTGCGATAGACAAGAATCTGGAAAGAACCAGCTTTACATGTAGCGGAGAAGAGCTAGACTTTTTAGCTCCTGGACATGAGATAGTTAGCTCTGTTCCGGGTAATAAATATGCTATGATGAGTGGCACAAGCATGAGTAATCCATTTGCTGTGGGATGTGCTAGTCTGCTGCTTTCATATAGTCGCAAAATAAAGTACTCTGCTATGGACGGGATGCTAAAAACAGCAGATGACTATATAAATGTATTTAAGAAAAAGTCTAGGTCTTTAGACAATCCAAAGTATTCTGGTAAAAAAGAATATGAGGGCTATGGAATATTATATCCTGTACTATAAAAAATTAATAATTAATAAAATAACCGTATCTATTATTTCCAAATAATTTATTTAAGCTATAAAATTTAATCATTTTATCTTCTGTCAGATCGGGCTGTAGGTGTGTTTCGTGGATATTGCCATAACACTCTCCTTGAGGATACATATATGGAACAGCTATAAGACATTTTTTATTTAAGCCATTAATTTTGTCAAGAATTTTTATAGAATCATATTGAGAAAGATGTTCAAATACATCACCCATAATTATATAATCATGTTTATAAATATTAAATATTTTTATATCGGCTAAAAAAACATTAGAATAGATATTTTTTAAGTTATAGTGGTTTATATATGGTTCAAAAATTTCAATAGCGTCTATTTTATTAAAATAGTCTCTTAGTAGAAGACCATACGTTCCTAGTCCGGCGCCAACATCTAAGATATTTGAATCTGGGTCGAGAGTTGAACAGAGATGTCTCTTGATCTCTTCTTTGAAATCACTATATGATCCAGGCATTATGTCTTTAGTACCTTTGTTTTGACAGATTAAATAATTTTTCTAAATTAGGATAGGTGTCAATGATATCTTTTGTTGTGGGATTTTCTTTTATTTTTCCATTCAGTTCGGCACCTATTTGACTCCAGTGAAATATTATCATTTGTAGTTTTGACGCTTCCATATTAGAAAAATCCCATTTGTCTATTAAGTTATTATTATATCCATAGGTTGCTATATCTTTTAGACCAAATAAATTCCATCCTATTCTGTCTTTCCATTTTTGGGCAGACTTTATGATGCCATTGATTCCTAGTCCAGACCACCCTATTTGTTGGTCTGTTTTTAAAAATTCATGTATATTATTATATGCTTCCCTAATTATTAAGCCGTGGGGTTTAGAACTTAAAATAGGGGTCGTGATATTACCAACAATATTATATTCCCAAGGAAAAACAGTCTCATTATGTGTCAAAAAGTTAAAATAATATTTGTCTAAGTCTCCAACAACATATGTGTCAGCATCAAACCACCAGCCACCAAAATAATTTAATAAGTATATTCTGATATAGTCGGCCTTTTGCTGTGGTCCACAAGATAGGATCTTATCGGGTATTTTAATTTTTAAAACATTATTGATATAATCATCATCTGTAATTTCTACTTTGGCAAATGTGTTTTCTTGTATGCTTCTGTTACATTCTTTTATAAACTGTGGGATATTTTTACTATCCCAATATAGCCAAGCTTTGTATTTATCGACATGATCATACATATAAATATTATTAGATAATAGTTTTAGCAGAAACTCGGCTTTTCTGTCACTATCAAAGTTTAACACTTTATTAGATGAAAAATCATAGCTACACTTATGTAAAAAATCAAAAAAAAGAGAACTTACGCCCTTTGGCGTTAAAGCTTTATTAATACCTGTATCAGAATTATTCCTATGCGGGCCAGCAGACTGTAGGTGAGCATAGGATTTTCCATATCCCCATCTATACACGGCGGTTATTTTGTCGTTTAGTATAAAATGATTATTTGAGTTGGCTGTACCTGTCCATAGCAGATGCGGGTGCGTGTAGTGCTCTGATTTGGTGTCATTGATCCCGGAGTTAAAAAAGACAATGTCTTTTCTGGCTATCATTCCAGCTTCAAGATTGTTTTGCATGAAGCTATACTCTATTCCCGTAGCATTATTTATGTCTTGCCAATATCCAGCAGCAGGTCTTATAGCTAATTTTTCTTTAGAGGATATTAATTTATTCATGTTGTCAGATAAATGCCATGGGAAATACATATCGTCATCGTCCCATATCGCAATGTATTCTGAGTCATGAGAAACATACTGTAGAGCGTCGCTATATATTTTCTGCATAGACTTTCCACTATAGTCCCCAGCATTAATAACTTTAATATTATGCTTTATTAGCTTTGGATGAATTGCCATTGGCTCTGGATGATTATTAAATACAATCATTTCCTTATTGGAATAGTCCTGTAAAAGAAAAAACGCCAAAGATTCCCTTAAGGTGTCAAATCTACCTCTTGTTGGGCAAAGACACGATACTTTGGGGTGGATCATTGATATTTCCTAATGGATATTGTCTAGAGAGTAGTAGAATAACCCCGGACCTGCACAATATTATCCCCGGTATTCGATTAGTCAAGCGAAGAAATTTTTATTTTAGCCTTGACAAAAACAAAACCGGCCATAGTATAAGATACACAATAGCTTCGCACTCTCACCTATAAAAAAAATGAAAGATCCAGAAAACAGAAAAGATAGTCGTAGAAAAAATCTACAAAGTAATTTTCGTTCCAAGCAAGAAGTTTCCGAAGAACAAAGGTTTCTCAACAAATCTAAGAAACAGCTTAAAAAGAAAATGGAAGATACAAGAGCAGACGAAGCGTGGGAAGATTGGGAGACAGATGAAGAATGAAATATTTAGAGGAGTTAAATAACGGGGATATCTTTGCCCTTAATGATAATAAGTTTGCATTAAGTGCAGATTTTAGACATAAGAATAAGAATGTTCAAAAGATGTGTGTTAATATATCTAATGGATTTGTGCAGTGGTTTGATGGGAATACTATAGTGGAGTATCTTGATCTATATTATAGAGATATAGATGGGAATATTTTACCACTAAAGGATTTTCCTAAAAATGACCTTTCTCAGAATAGCCACATTTCTTAAATCTTTATTTTGGCATATCTACTCTGGCTCGCCAAAAAGCTCTCAAGGCGAAATAGGTCGCAGATTTACAATATGTTCTTCGTGTGAGTTTTTTGATAGAAAAAATAGCCAATGTTTACAATGTGGCTGTAATGTGAATAATAAAAAGGTGTTTCTGAACAAACTGGCTTGGGGCGATCAGAAATGCCCAGTTGGTAAATGGTAAAAAAAACAGCATTACTCAAGTTGGGGGTGTAAGTAAAGCTTATAGAGCATTCCTAAAAAAAACAAGGATATGATGTTAGTAAATAAACCCCTTATATTTCTACAGTGGTTAAGAGATCAAACAAATATCTTCGATCTACAAGGCCAGGGAATCAAGAATATCTATTCCACTAATAGTGTGGGGTCTGGCTACGTATCCTATTCTTCTAGTAGTAACTTCAATTCTCTCTCTTTTCTTAGTAGAGATCGTGTTTATCTCATAGAAAGTAATTCAAATCAACTACCATATAGTCTGAACATACCTTCTACCCCTCCAGACTATGATGCTCCTATTTTTTATATAGTCAGAGAGCCACTAAGGACCGTAAAATATTTTGGAGATTCAGTAAATCTATCTCAGTCTGCATTTAAAGATAAGCTAATAACAGCATATACAACAAATGCCAACGGCACAGGCTATCTCTCCTATTCTCCTTCCAATATTTTTAATTCATTATCTAGTTTTACAGATAATACCTCCTATATTATTTTAAGTAAAACAGAAGAGCTTCCATACGTTTTGTATAAACCATACAACGCAAACGAAGCAATGTATAGTCAGCAAGGAAATACGATAGAGGTCACTCTCCCAAATCACGGACTTTCTGCCGGGTCTATAGTACAGTTCGAGACTATTACTGGATTATCAATATCTGGAACCTATAATGTATCGACAATATCAAATTCTTCTACTTTTACTATTACAACAAACGACTCTATTACAACTAGTGGTACTGTTTTAATTATTCCAAAATGCGCAGACCTGTTTATAACAGGCGATTGCGAAGCTCCATGTTATCGTACAACAACTATAGGGGAAAGTGGTTGTCCAGAATTAGTATGTTTAAATCTAGACGGCTCTCCGTGTGGTAGTGCCACTACTACACAACAACCGCAAACCGGAGCTTGTTGTTTCCGCCTATCAGACGGAACATTTTTAGGATGCAACATAACCACATACGAAAACTGCATGTTGGTTCCAAGACCATCCTCAATAATTACACAATTCACTCCAGGCGAGACCTGTGAACAAGTAGGCTGTGTAAGTCTGACCACGACTCCTTCTCCATGCGAAGGACAAATAGTTTGTGTTAGAGACATAATTTCTATCTTAACAGAGAATAACTTATCTATAGTTTCAGAATCTGTTAACACTCTTAGTTCTGAATCAGCCTGTCTAGCAATTAGTCTTTGCGATTTTGATCCAACTCAACATGAAATTTGTGAATGTCCCACAACAACTGGCGGTCCTACTACAACCAGCGGACCAACCACAACGGGCGTTCCAACTACCAGTGGCCCAACCACAACTGGCGGTCCAACCACCACGAGCGTTCCAACTACCAGTGGCCCAACCACAACTGGCGGTCCAACCACCACGAGCGTTCCAACT